CTTATGGCTATCACTTATGAAATAAAAAAGCTTTTAGGCGGTTCATCGGATGAGCGCTTGGAAATAATCGAAAAACGCACTCGTGAACGTTTATTGCTTATTCTTGGTTCTGACCTTAAAGAAGTACCACCAGAACTAGAATATGTTGTTTTGGATGTTTCCTTGAAGCGTTTTAATCGTATCGGGCAAGAAGGCATGCAGTCCTACTCACAAGAAGGATTAAGCATGACATTTTCAGAATCTGATTTTGATGAGTATGCCGATGAAATTGAATCATGGCGAAAATCAAGAGAAACTGAGAGCGATAAGAAGATAGGGAGGTTCAGATTGTATTGAGATATTTAGATGAAGTTACTTTTATCAAAGAATCGCCTGACTCACACTATGACCCTGAACTCGGAGATTATATCAAAGCTGAACCAATTAAAGCAGTATTTAGTGCAAATATTACTGATGTTGGGACTGATAGGAGTGCTAAAGTTTTCGGAGATGTCAAGGAAGGGGCGAAAATCATGAGAATGATGCCTTTATTTGACATGCCAGAATACGATTATGTTGAGTTTGAAGGTAAAAAGTGGTATTTACTAACCTATCGAAATCCAAGTGAACGAAATACATTTATTCTACGGGAGGGTGTGAAGTGAAAATCACAGGGGCTGATGCTTTAAAGAAGAAGTTGAGACAAAATTCCACACTTTCTGATGTTAAGCATATTGTAAAAAGTAACACTGTAAATATGAATTCTAAAATGCAAAATCTTGCTCCCGTTGATACTGGGTATATGAAACGATCAATTACTAGTGAATTCACAGACGGAGGGCTTACGGGAACAACTCAACCTCATACTGATTACGCTGGATATGTAGAGTATGGCACTCGGTTTCAAGAAGAGCAACCTTTTGTAAGACCAGCTTTTGAAGAACAAAAGAAAGTTTTCATTAATGATTTAAATCGAATCATGAAGTAATTGAAAATACTTTAGATTCAATAGCTAATTTATAAAAAGCATTACTTTTAGAGAGGTTTAAAATGAGAACTAAATGGCAAGACTTACATGATAAGTTATATATGATAGCTCAAAGTCAAGTTGGAAATGATAAAGTTTTTGATTATCGACAACTAAATGATATTGGTTATCCTTTTATTGATTTCAATGATTCGGACATGACAGCACTTGGCACAAAAAATGGTGGAGCAATTCAAAAATTTAACTTCATTTTGAATGTCTGGTCTGAAAAGGAAGATTTAAAAAACTTATCAAAGTATGCTGAAAATATATTGAGCCAAGCGAGTAAAATCAAAGGCTTCACATTAATTGTCAATGAATCAAGTATGAAATATACAATTGACAGAACTGTCACGCCTTACATTAGGCGGGCAATAATTACACTAACTTTTAGATAATAGGAGAAATAAAAATGGTTGAAACAAAAGTTACACCAGAAGCAGTTCAAGGAAAAAACATTGTATTTATGGTTCGTAAATATGCTGACCGTAAAACAAAAGCAGCAAGTTCTGTAATTTTCCAAACAGACTACGGTCGCTCATTAAGCGCAGATAGTGATGCTACAGCAACAAAAGATGGTAATGTTAATACTTCTAAACCAGCATCAACAGAAGTTACAGCATCACTTATTTTGTCAATTCAAGATGATTTGATTGATGCTTTAGAAGACGCTTGTCAGAATGGCGATTTGCTCGAAATCTGGGAAATTAACCTTCAAAAACCAACAACTTTGGTAGGTACAAAACCTATGAAATACAAAGGTAAGTACATGCAAGGAACTCTTACTTCGTTTGAACTTTCTGCAAAAGCTGATGATCTTGCAACTTATGATAGTACTTTCTCTATCAATGGTAAGCCTCAGAATGGTGGGGTTACAGTAAGCAAAGAAAATCAAGCTGAAATTGATTATGTCTTTGCAGATACAACCACTGCACCATTGGTGTAGTCGCACCTAGTGGAACAACAAACGTTGAAAAAGCAGCAGCTTTACATGATGCAAATATTTAAGGCTCTGCTTGGAGCATACCAGTAGTAGAAGTAACAATTTAACATAAGATTTGGAGAAAAAATGGAATTAGTAATCAACGACAAAACATATAGCTTTAACTTTGGGATGCGCTTCTTGAAGGATATTAATAAGAAGATTGAGACACCTATTGACTTCGGCTCATCAATTAAGCAACAAATCGGGTTACGATATTATGTTTCCCTTCTCTTAGATGAAGATGTTGAAGCTTTATCAATGGTTCTTTTAACCGCTAATGCTGGTCAAAAACCTAATATTACACCAACTATTATCGAGAATTATTTCGATGATCCAGAAACTGACCTTGATGATCTGTTTGAACGTGTGATGGAGGGTTTAGAGACAGCGAATGCTACCAAGAAAACAGTAGCGAAAGTCAAGGAGAACGTGGAAGAAGCAAAAGCGATTCAGGAATAGGAACTGACGAATTTTATGAAACGGTAGCAATTAATTGCTGCCGTTTTTTTGGAATTACAAACTGGGAAGAAATAGACCGATTAACTTTAAAGCAGTATCGAATCATGATGGAAGCATTGAGGCTGCGAAATGTTGATGAAGATTTTAAAGCTCATCGTCAAGCGTGGCTTAATCGAGAAGTCCAAGCCGAAAAACAAATCGGGAAGAAATCAAAACCAGTTTTTGGAACATTTGATCAGTTTTTTGATTATGAAAAACGTTTAAATAATAATCCTCAAAAACTTGAGACGACTAGACAGGCAGAAACGTTTGAAAGTCGAATTAGCAAAATTTATCAGAAAAGGAAAGGAGGAAAATAATGTCAGATAGTTATTCATTAGCAGCAACACTTAGTGCTAAAGACCAAGGTTTTACAAGCACATTGAAAGCGGGCATTGGTGCACTTGATTCATTGACAGCTAAGGCGGAAAAATCAGGCAGTGTATTCAAATCTATGTTGGGAGCAAATGTCATCGGCTCAGGGATTACAAAAGGTTTGTCAGTTGTCAGTACCGGAGTTAGAAGTCTTGTATCTGACTTAGATGAATCCAGCAAAGCATGGCAAGTATTCCAAGGAAACATGGAACAACTCCAAATGCCAACTAAAGATATTCAAGCTGCTAAAAAGGACATGCAACAATTTGCCGTGCAGACAATTTACTCTGCGTCTGATATGGCTTCTACATATTCACAACTTGCAGCTGTAGGTATAAAGAATACTGGTCAGCTCGTAAAAGGATTTGGTGGATTAGCAGCAGCTTCTGCAGAACCAACTCAAGCCATGAAAACCTTGAGTCAACAAGCAACGCAAATGGCTGCTAAACCAATGGTGCAATGGCAGGACTTCAAACTCATGTTGGAACAAACACCAGCAGGGGTTGCAGCAGTTGCAAAAACCATGGGTATGAGTACAAAGGACATGGTTAAAAATGTCCAAGATGGGAAGATTTCCACACAAGATTTCTTTGATGCAGTATCTAAAACTGGTACAAATGCTAACTTCACTAAGATGGCCACACAGTTCAAAACTGTTGGACAAGCAATCGATGGTTTGAAGGAAGGACTTTCTAATAAATTACAACCGATATTTGACAAAGTCAGTCAAAAGGGAATTGCATTTGTTACTAATCTTTCGGATGCGATAAATAAAATTGATTTTGAAAAAATCGCAAATAAAGCAATGGCCTTTGTTGGAAAAATTGGAAAAGGATTTTCTCAGATTTGGTCTGGTTTTAAAGATTCTGGAGCTATAGCTTCATTATCCACGGCATTTTCAGCGATTGGGGCAGCTATCAATAACATTAAGGCAGCGTTATCTGGTGGAACTGGGGAGGGACTTAAAAATTTAGGAACTTCACTTGGTGGAATAACCTCAAAGGCTGCTGGAATAATTGAAGCAGTTGCCAATGCAATTGCTAAAATGTCACCCGGTCAAATCAATCAAGTAGTCGGAGCGCTTAAAGCAGCTGCAACAGCTATGCTTGCGTTTAAAGCTGGATCAATTGCTTTCCAAAAAGGATTGGCTGTATATAATGGGGCGGTTAAAGCCGTTACGGCTATAAAATCTTTAACTGCTGCATTAAAAGGATTATCAGCAGTTAAAGGAGTAAAAGGTGCGAGTGCAGTAGCTGATATTCCAACTGCTCCGGCAACCTCGAAACTGTCAGGTTGGGCCGGAATTGCCAAAAGCATGGGAGTGATTATTGCTATTGGTGCATCAATGAAATTAGTTGCGTCAGCTTTCAAAGATATGTCCACTGTTAGAGTTTCCTGGGGGCAACTTGGTAAAAATTTAGCACAAATGGGTGTGTTCTTACTTGCAGCCGGAGTTTCAATGGGTGTAATTGGAGGAGCAATTCAACTATTCCCACCTATTGCTGCAGCTTTGGCAATTGGTGCTGGTGTATTTGTTGGACTAGCTGGAACAATGGCATTAGTTGGTAAAGGATTAGCTTCATTTGCCAAAAGCTCGGCCACTGCAATTAAAGCAGTAAATGGTATTAAGTTTGATAAAAACTTTGCTACAAAACTGGTTGAGATTCTAGGTGCGATGACTGGACTTGCGGAAATTGGAGGTTTTACGGGAGTTCTTGGAACAATTGCCGCACCGTTTGCTGTGCTTGGAAGTATTGGATTTTCAGCAATCACCTCAACTATAACTAAAGTTGCTAAATTCGCCTCTGATTTGAATGGGATGGAAATCCCGTCTGGTAAGAGTATTAAGCCGAAATTGAAGCAAATTCAAGAGATAGCAACTTCTTTAACCTCATTCAAAATGGGTAAAGTGGGCAATATAGGTGCGGTATTTAGCACAGCTTTTGCAAGTTTATCTACTGGAAATATCATTGGAACTTTCAAGAAAGTATCCGATTTTGTGAAGCAGATTAGTGAAATGCCTGAAATCAATACCTCAGATTTAGATACTAAGTTTAACGCACTATCTACATTTAGAGATTCATTAAATAAAGCAATGAAAGGTTCATCGACTGGCGGGAATAGTGTTGATGCATCGTTTAACTCTTTCTTTCAAAAGTTAGACACCGGAAATATCATTTCATCGTTTCAAAAAGTTACGGATTTTGTTAAAAAACTTTCATCGATGGATACAATTGATGCTGCTGACCTCGATTCAAAATTTACACAAATAAAAAACGTACTTAATGAGATTCGAGATTTTGCATCAGAAAAATTTGACAATTCACTTTGGGATAGTTTGAAGTCGTTCTTTGGTAAGCTCGACACTTCAAATCTGGTTAGTTCATTTACTAAAGTAGCCGACCTCACTAAGAAAATTTCAGCATTGCCTGAGTTAGGGGAAAAAGCTTTAGATGGCAAATTTAAGTCAATAAAAAGTGTATTTGATAAACTCAAAAACTTCAAGATTGAGGCACCGTCTGATAATTTATCAACAAGTATGCAAGCAGTTGAGAAAATCGTTAATCCTTTAACTCAAATTTCTAAAAAGTTCCAAAGTTTGAATGGTGTTGTCGTTAATTCTACTAATATCATTGCGACTATGAGTGCCATTAAATCAGTCATTGATTTTTTACCTAAGTTGAATTTCACAACTCCTAAAGGTTTTGATGCATCCATCACTAACATAGTTAAACCAATATCAAGTTTAACGTCAGTTGCCAAGAAGCTACAAGAATTGAGCGGATTGGTTGTCAATTCTGTGAATGTAATTGGCACAATGAATGCTATTAAATCAATTATTGACGGTCTTTCTACTACCTTTGTGAAACCAATTCCTCAAGGAATAGAAACTACTTTGAAAAGTATTAATGGCCCGATTTCAAGTATTACTTCTAGTGCTAAAAAGCTTCAAGAACTAAGTGGGATTGTCGTCAATTCAGTTAATGTAATTGCTACTATTAATGCTATCAAGTCAATTGTTAACAGTTTTTCTAGTACTTTTGCAGCCCCACTTCCTGGAAACATTGGTACAAATGTTAAAGCAATTATAGAGCCTATTTCAAGTTTGATGGCAGTTGCCAATAAACTGCAAGAATTGAGCGGTGTAGTTGTAAATTCAACTGCCGTCATTGCAACAATGAATGCAATCATGTCTATCGTGAGCGATGGCGCTTGGATAACCATTCAATCAGTAATAGCTAATTGGGGCGGTATGCAAGCAGCTTTACAAAATGGTATTTCTGCAGTTAATTCTATAAAAAATCTAGTTGCTGCAATGAATGGTATTCCAGCAGTTTCAACTGATATTCAGGCGAATGTGGCGAATATACAAGCTGGACTTGACAAACTTTCGGGCCTTAATTTTAGTGCTGATATTGCCGGTAAAGCAGCGCAATTTGCTGCTGCAGTTAATAACCTTTTGGCATCCTTGAAAAGTATGGGAAGTAATTTTGCGCCAGCTGGTAATGAGTGGGCTTTGCAAATTACACAAGGATTTGTAGCTGGAATCTCTTCATCTACAGGAAAAGCAACTTCTGCAGTTCAAAGCATGATCTCCTCAGTTAGAAATTCCGCTGCTTCAAGTGCTGGTCAATTTCAATCTGTAGGAGCAATGATTGGGGCAGGCTTGGCAACGGGAATGTATAGCGCTCTTGGTCAAGTTCGAGCTGCTGCGGATGCGTTAGTTTCAGAAGCAAACAGAGCGGCACAAGCAAAAGCCAAAATTCATTCACCTTCTCGTTTATTCCGGGATGAAGTAGGTTGGTATATTGGAGCGGGTGTTGCTGTAGGTATTACCAAAAGTACAGCAAATGTTGTTGGAGCTACAAAACAGCTTACAAATAAAACATTAGATGCAGCTACTTCAATGCTTCCTAAACTTCAAACGGTTAGCACAAAAATGATGGATGCAGTCACTCCTGATTTGTCATCATTATCAAATTTTGCACAAGATTCAAGAGCAAATTTTGAAAGCAAATTGAATGCAAACTATAGCTACAATCAACCAATTTATGTTACTGCAGAAGTAACTTCTAACCTGGATGGTAAAAAGGTTGGTTATGGTTCTGCTCAATACGTGAAAGAAAAAAATGATGCCACTGAAACAAGACAAAAAAGAATAGGAGGAAACATTTGATGCCTTATGAATTTATAGACACGATAGATTCATCAGATAATCCGGCTTTTCTATCAAGTGAGGCTTTCTCACTTGATGGGATTTATCCTGAAAATGAATTGAAAAAATTTGGAGTAAATTATTTAACACTGCAAGTTTCTGGCCGTGAAGCTTTGAGCTACGATTTGAATAAGGCTGACAGCATTTCGGGAATAGATGGGGAAACACTCATTGATAAACGCCTTCCAGGGCGTGAATTGACCGTTAAATTTAAGATAGAAGCAACTGATGCAACATTATTCGCGGTGGCTTATCGGCAACTAAAAGGCTTTTTACAAGGTAGTGGACGAACAATCAAATTTGATGATGAGCCAAATCTAGTGTATGTTGGAACATTATCGGAAATTGGAGCACCAGACCCAGGACAAATTCGGGGAATAAATACTTTTACTTTTTATTGTGAAGATGTTCATCCAAGTTCCAGCTTTAAGAAAGTAATAAATGCCAATACTAAGGATGAAAATATCGGTTCAATAACAGTATTACCGGATAATTCGGTTGATGTTTTAATCAATAATCAGGGAACATTACCCGCTTATCCTACGTTTAAATTTACTCATAAATCTGATAATGCATTTATAGGTATGGCAGCTCAAAATGGAGTTGTTGGATTGGGAAGTCAGGATCAAACTTTGATTGACTCAAAAACAACTGAAACAACAAGAGTAGAATCTCAATGGCTTTTAAACCCATCTGGTATAAGCCAAAATAGAAATTTTAGTGGACATTTTAATGTGGCTAATGATGTTGTCAACCCTCAAAACGGTCAATTATTAACTGCAGGAAATCTTGTTTTTAAAAAAGATGGATTAAGATTACAAGATGGTGGACCGGCTCCGTCTGGCAGAACATGGTCAATGCAAGGGGCTATGCAAGTCTATAATGTTCCAGCTGATAAAATAGGAAATGTTGGAACAGCTAATTTTACTTCAACATTTAATATTTGGGCGCAAGCAACAAAAATGGGGCAAACTGGGCTGATGCAAGTTTTATTTTGTGATTCTAACAATAAACTTATGGCTGGATTAGGAATATATAAAGATGATACAAGAGGAAATAGCTTTAGAACTCAACTTTATATTGGTGGTAATCATCCCAGAACATGGAAAACATTTGGACCAGGAGGACAAGAATTAAATAATGGTGGTCATGGAGATGGGAAAGTTCCTAATCCAAACTTATATTTTAATTCTAAAACTGGATATTTTACTATTCAAAAGAAAGATAGAGTTTTCAATTTTACATTTGGCAATAGAGGAGGAAATTACCCTATTACTATTCCAGAGCTTGGAAGTACTAAATGTACAAAAGTATTTGTATATATGGGGCAATTAAAAGGAAGAGATGTCAACACACAATATATAACAAATCTATCACTTAGAATGTTTAAATTTCAAAAGAATGATGTTATCAAAACAATTGATAGAACTACAGATGTTACAACATTTATTCCAGCAGATAATCATCATTATGGTAATAGTGAAGTTGTTGTGGTAAATATGAGCAGTTCAAAAATATATAGAAGAGAAGGACTTACAATTGCTAATGATGAGATGATTACTGGTTCAGAACCATTTTCAGTTCCTCCAGGTCAATCAATTGTTAATTGCTCATTTGGAGATAATACAGTGCCTCCTGATATTGATGTAACTTGGAAAGAAAGGTATCTATAATGCAATTAAATATTCATGACTCAACATTAAAAAGGGTTGGTTTTATTAATAATAATTTACCGGATGCTCTTCATTATTTTGATGATAACTGGCACCGTTATCTGGCAGAAGGAACTTCAACTTTTGATTTCTCCGTGAATAAAATAAATAGTTCTTATGCTTTATTAACACTGAAAAGCTATATTAGCTTCACTTATGATGGGGAAGATTATTTGTTTAATATTATAAATATTGAGCAAGATCATTATTCTATGCATTTACAATGTGAGAATTTAAATCTTGAATTAATAAGTGAAGAAGTAGGGGCATACGGAAATACTAAAAGACACAGTATTGTCTGGTATTTAAAAAATGTAGCTAAAATCACTGATGATTTTGTAGAGATTGGAAACAATCCTTTTCCGCTTAATGATGAAGATTCTTCAAATCCAATTCTTTCTTTCGATAGCACAGATACTAAACTTGCTAGAATTATTTCAATTTGCAATAGCTTTAATGCAGAATTTCAGTTTAGAACCCAACTAAAAAATGACGGGACTCTTCAAAATATCACTATTGATCTTTATAAAGAAGAAGGTGTTGGACAAAAGAGAAAAGATGTCACTTTATATTATGGGAAAAATATTGCGGGAATTACTTCAAAAGCAGATCGTACTTCCACTTTTTTCAACGCTACAACAGTGACGGATTCAAAAAATAAATTTAACTGGCTTTCAGTGGAGGGTAAGCATTATAATTCTGATGGTCAATTGGAGTTCTATAAGAATGCTGGAGATAACACAGCTTATGCCCCACTATCAAGAGATATGTTCCCTTCTCAACTTAAATCCTCAAGTTCAGACAGATATACTCGCAAAAATTTAAGTATAGAAGCTACCTCTGCAAATGGTTTGTGGGATTATGCTGTAAGCCAGTTTAAACTATATGCTTATCCTCAAATGACTTATGAAGTAGTAGTATCAGTAAATGCTGTTACAAGTGCTCTTGGAAATGACAAAAAGCTAAATATTGGAGATACAATAATTGTTCAAGACTCAACTTTTGACAAGTCAGATGGTGGATTAATTTTATCAGCAAGGGTATCTCAACAAGAAATAAGTTTTACTAATCCATTAAATAATAAAATAACCTTTACTAATTTTGTTAAATTAAAAAGTGAAATTTCTGCCGATTTATATGGAAGAATGAAAGATTTAGTTGACCAAAATACACCCTATAAGGCGGAAGTAGAAACTACTAACGGATTACAATTTAAGAACGGTAAGGGTTCAACGACCTTAACTGCTCGAATTTATTTCGGGTCAGATTCTACAGAAACTAAAGCCGATAGTTATTCATGGACCAAGGATGGAACTCTTGTAGCAGATGTTCAAGAAATAACCGTGGATGCCAGCGGAGTTTCGGATAAGGCAGTTTACAGCTTTAAAGCGACAGTTGGCGGCAAAGTAGTTGGTAGTCAGTCGGTGACTATCACTAATGTTAATGACGGTAAGGGCGGTGCTGATGGTAAAACATCATACACTCACGTAGCATGGTCTTATAGTGCTGATGGCACTGATAGATTCACGACTGTTTATCCGAATTTGAATTTGTTGAATGGGACTACTACATTTAATGGAATGAACACTAATTCTAGTAACAATTCAGTTAGTACTATTACAAAAACTATGGTATCTGGAATTGCTAATACAGTCATAGACGTAAAAACAAGAGGTAACGCTTTCGCTGTTGGTTGTTACATCGGAGGATATAACATAACTGTAGGACAAACCATTACTATATCATTTATAGCAAAATCACTCAATGATACAGAAGTTTTAGTTGGTTTTGAAAATTTTCCAAATTGGCGAAAAATGTTCACAATAACACCCAACTGGAAAATTTACACTTATACATTCACAGCAACAACGTCAGGGACTCCTGATTTTATGATATACGGTTGGGATATGGTTGCAGGTCAACACTTTCAAGTGTACAACCCTAAAGTAGAAGAAGGTTCAACTGCTACTCCATGGATGCCTAGTAAGAGTGAAGTAAAAACTAGCGACTATCCAAACTTCATTGGTCAGTACACAAACGATAAAGTATCAGATAGCACTAATCCATCCGATTACACTTGGAGTCTGATACGGGGTAATGACGGAAAAGATGGAGCAACAGGTAAAGACGGAATAGCAGGTAAGGACGGCGTTGGAATAAAAACAACTGTTATCACTTATGCTATTTCAACAAGTGGAACGACAGCACCGGATACTGGTTGGACTTCACAAGTACCTACTCTTGTAAAAGGTCAGTATTTATGGACTAAAACAGTATGGACATACACAGACAACTCATCTGAAACAGGTTACTCAGTAACTTATATTGCAAAAGACGGAAATAACGGTAATGACGGAATTGCTGGTAAAGATGGTGTTGGTATTAGCAATACTATCATTGAGTATGTTGGCGCAGTTTCTGGTACTAGCAAGCCTACCAGTGGTTGGAGTACCACTATTCCAACAGTACCAGCAGGTCAGTATCTTTGGACGCGCACCACATGGCAATATACAGATGGTACTTCAGAGCAGGGATTTATCAATGCTTTAATGGGACTGACAGGAGCCAGTGGTAGAGACGGAATAGCAGGTAAAGACGGTAAGGGAATTAAAGCCACTGCAATCACTTATCAAGCAAGCACTAATGGCACCACTGCTCCAACTGGTGCATGGTCAGCTAGTGTCCCCACTGTGGCTAAAGGGAGTTTCCTGTGGACACGCACAATCTGGACGTATACAGATAACACTACAGAAACTGGATATGCTGTAGCTTATATGGGTACCAATGGTAACAATGGTGCTAATGGAATAGCAGGTAAAGATGGTACTGGTATCAAAACTACGACCATTACTTACGCAGTCGGAACATCAGGAACAACTGCTCCATCAAGTGGTTGGAATAGCCAAGTACCTAACGTGCCAGCGGGGCAATACCTATGGACCAAGACTGTTTGGGATTATACGGACAAGACCAGTGAAACAGGGTATTCAGTTGCGATGATGGGAGTTAAAGGCGATAAGGGAGACCAAGGCGTCCAAGGTATTCAAGGTGTTGATGGACATCAAGGTATTCCTGGACCTAAAGGCGCTGACGGAAAAACGCAATATACACATATCGCATACGCAAATAGTGCCGATGGTAGTAAAGACTTTTCAACTTCTGATTCTAATCGTGCCTATATCGGGATGTATGTTGATTTTAAAAGTGATGATTCAACCAATCCAAGTGATTATTCATGGACACTTGTTAAAGGAGCGGACGGAACGCAAGGTATACCAGGTAAACCTGGGAAAGACGGAACGACTCCATATTTTCACACAGCATGGTCAAACAGCGCAGACGGAACTCTTGATTTTAATCCTGATTATAAATCTGCTGTTGGATTAGATGTTTTAAACATTACTAACTGGGAAAAAAACTGGGAGATGTCTCATTCTACGTATAATTTTGTTAGTAATACAGACAGTAGTTTTAAAGTTACTGGAAAAGGGACTGGTGGAGGGGAATTGTTATCTAAAACATTCCCAGCTAAAGTTGGTGATAAACTTAGGTTTACCGTCCACTATACCAACCGTCAAGAATTTGGAAAATACGATAGTGATGGCTTGCAGTTTGTAGTAAACAGCGAATACACAGCGAGTTTTGTTATGCCTAGTAAAATTGTTTTACCAAACAAAATAACAGCGCCAACGGAATATCATTTAGACTACACTGCAAAAACTAGCAATGTTTGGATGGAATTAAACTTTGGTAATGTAGGAGATTGGTCAGAGGTGGATTTTGATGTCAAGATTGAAGTGGAAAATCTAACTAATCCCGTTAAATATGCGTACATAGGTACTCACTCAGATTACACTGCTACTGACAGCACTAATCCAACAGATTACACTTGGAGTCTGATACGAGGGATTGATGGAAAAGATGGAGCAACTGGTAAAGATGGTGTTGCTGGTAAGGACGGCGTTGGAATAAAAACCACTGTTATCACTTACGCTTTATCTTCAAGTGGTACAGATAAACCAGTAACTGGCTGGACTTCACAAGTCCCTACTCTTGTCAAAGGTCAGTATCTGTGGACTAAAACTGTATGGACTTATTCAGACACTACAAGTGAAACAGGATATACAGTATCTTATATTGCAAAAGACGGAAATAACGGTAATGATGGAATTGCTGGTAAAGATGGTACTGGTATCAAGAAAACCACAATCACTTACACAGTCGGAACATCAGGAACAACTGCTCCAACAAGCGGTTGGAATAGCCAAGTTCCGACAGTTGCAGCAGGTAGTTATCTGTGGACTAAGACTGTTTGGGCTTATACGGATAACTCATTTGAAACAGGGTATTCAGTAGGTAAAATGGGAAACACTGGTCCTGCTGGTCCTGCTGGAAGCGATGGTAATCCTGGTAAAATTGTATCTGATACTGAACCAACCACAAAATTCAAGGGATTAACATGGAAATATTCCGGAGTAGTGGACATGACACTTGGTGACGGTACAAAAATATTAGCTGGAACGGAGTACTACTGGAATGGGACGGTTTGGGCTTTATATGAAATCAATGCTCATAACATCAACGGAGATAATCTATCAGTAACTAACGGTACTTTTAAAGATGGAAAAATAGAGAGTGTCTGGGGGAGCAATGGAGTAAATGGTACGACTACTATTGAGGGTAGTCATTTACAAATTTACTCATCAAATTCTACAACTAACACTGAAAATACAGTAGCACTTGATAATCTTAAAGGATATGCTCAAGTTTATACTGACCATAATACAGGGAGAACCATAACAGTTCAAGCCTCTTTTCAAGGTTTCTTTGTTTCTGACAGTACAGGGCCATATGTGAGAGTAACTCCTAATGGAATTAAGACTTCATCTGACAAGTCTTATAATAGTTTCCAAATTGGAGCAGGTATAACATTAAACTTAAAACGAAGAGGAGATATAGTAGAAGCTACATTGTCAGGTTCTATAAATTCCCCATTATCATCCAATACTAATTTTACAGTTGGAACGATTCCTGTTGGATATAGACCTAATAGATTAGCATATATTATGGTGCATATGACCTCAAGTAATAATAGTTCACATATAGATGTCGGAACTAATGGAGTCTGTACTTGGTGGGGAACTTCGACTCATACCGGCGCACCACGAGGTCACCAAATGTGGTTTACTGATGATCCATTATTAAACTAGAAACAAGGAGAAAAATGAAAAAGAACAAACAGACTCAAGAAACTACCGACATTATTATCGGTGAAAACATTGTTGCCAATCTTAGTTTTACTGCTTATGAAACAGGAGCTTTAGAAGCACAGCTAACAATTAATAACCCTCAAGATTTTCATAATTCAGAAGAAGCAAAAAGCGAGCTGAATGAATTAATTTCAGAAGCAATCGATGCCTCAAAAGATAAACTGGCCACTTATGAAGTGCCAGAAAAATAGAAAGCAGGGGTTATGGATGCATTAGTACATGAAGGGTGGCAATTTTTTAAACTTATTATTGATAATTGGGCCGCTCTTCTTATAGTTTCTGGTATTTTTGGTTGGATGTATCGAAAAATGACCAAGAAACAAGATGAACAATTAAGAACACTTTTAGTAGTCATTAAACGTGTTGAGCTTGGAGAAGCAATTCATCATGATTATGGCCTGCAAATTGTCAGTAGTATTTTTGATGAATATACAGCGTTAGGGGGCAATCACTATGCTCACGAAATTTACGAAAAGTATAAAAAGGAGAAAGAAAATGATTTTTAATAATAAGTTTTACAACGTCATCAAATGGGCTGTTTTAACAGCCTTGCCAGCTCTTAGTGTATTTATTGGAGTAATTGGCAAAGCCTACGGTTGGGGCGGAACTGATTTAGCTATTATTACTTTGAATGCATTCACGGTATTCTTGGGAACATTAGCTGGAGTAAGTGCCGTTAAATATAATAACCAGTCAAATGAAACAAAGGAAAACAAATGAAAAGATTAATTAAAAAATCTGCCATTGGAATGGTAGCTTTCTTTGTTGTCGCAGCAAGTGGACCTGTATTTGCGGCAGTCGGTGACCAAGGGGTTGACTGGTCAAAATATAACGGAACTTACGGTAATTTTGGTTATGCTCATGATAAATTTGCTTTTAGCCAAATCGGAGGGACTTACGGTGGAACCTTTGTAGACCAAGCCACCTATGAAACGCAAGTAGCTTCAGCAATTGCTCAAGGTAAACGAGCGCACACTTACATTTGGTACCAAGTCGGAGGCTCGCAAGAAGTAGCAAAAGCAGCACTTGATCGTTACTTACCAAGAATTCAAACACCAAAGAATTCTATTGTTGCTTTAGACTACGAAGGTGGAGCAAGTGGAGATAAGCAAGCAAATACTGATGCGATTCTTTACGGAATGCGTCGAGTAAAAGCAGCTGGATATACTCCAATGTATTATTCTGACAAGCCTTACACTTTGGCCAATGTTAATTATAAGCAAATCACCAAAGAGTTTCCTAACTCATTATGGATTGCGGCTTATCCAAATTATGAAGTAACACCAGTTCCAAACTATAGCTTCTTCCCAAGTATGGACGGAATTTCAGTATTCCAGTTCACATCAACTTATGTTGCTGGCGGACTTGATGGAAATGTTGATTTAACAGGAATCACAGGTAATGGATACGGAAAACAGAAAGGCCAAGAAGTTAAACCCAATACTGCTACACCGGCCATTGAAAATGGTAAAGAAGCCAATGAAGTTAAAGGAAACGATGTAGAAGTTGGAATGACGGTTAAAGTAAACTTTGGCGCTAAGAATTATGCCACAGGAGAAACAATTCCTCAATGGGTAAAAGGTCAACCACATAAAATCATCCAGAAGAATGGAGATACTGTCTTGCTTGATGGTATTATGAGCTGGTTATCCGTTCATGATGTGGAAACTATTGATGCTTCTACAAGCCAGCCAACGACACCCGCAAAAAGTTATATTGTAAAACAAGGTGATACACTTAGTGGCATTGCTTCAAACTTGGGGACAAACTGGCAAGAATTAGCACGTCAGAACAGTTTATCTAATCCGAATATGATTTACTCTGGTCAGGTTATTAGCTTCACAGGCGGTCAATCTGGGGCTACAGCACGAACTTACACTGTACAATCTGGTGATAATCTTTCATCAATTGCGAGCCGTTTAGGAACGACAGTTCAAAGCTTAGTTTCAATGAATGGTATTTCAAACCCTAATTTGATTTATGCTGGTCAAACTCTAAATTATTAA